TTTGGACGTGTTGCCACAATCACCAGATTTGGCATACCTCAAACCCAGCCAATAAAGAAATACATTCACGGTGCCTTCTCTGGAAATTTGAAGATTGGGCCGGGGAATCTGCAAGGGGTGGCAATCAACTCAAACACAGGCACTTCCATCACGCTTTACGATAGTTTAACTGCTGCCGGTGACGTGATCGCCATCATTAATCCAAATCAAATCGTAACACTGGATTACAAAATGCTTACGTTCTCAATCGGATTAACTGCGGTTACGGTCGGCGGAACAATCGACTGCACAATCATGTATGAATGAGGAATGAAAATGGATACCAAGCTCATCATTTCCAGATTCTGGCATAACCCGACGATTGAGGTTTATGTCGATTCAGAGAAGATCGAAGTGCGAATGTCAGTGGAAGATTTCATCAAGGTAATGGTCTCGGAAATTCCCCATCCGTCCGCCACGATGACCCGAGCAAAACTGGAAAAGCAAATGTTGGGTGTTCTTGATAGTGTTTTAAGTAAAGCCAAAAAAGCAACCGCAGAAGCATAAGGATAAAACATGGTCTGGGAAAGTAAAGCGCCGTACAAAGCAGAATCAAAAAAGGTGTGCTGGGATGTTGCGCCTTATCTCAGGGGAAAAGGTCTTGATATTGGAGCAGGATCATTCAAAGTCCTGCCTCATGTGATCAGTGTTGATAACTGTGTTGATTCCCAGATGTTTGGTATTCCGGTGATGCCAGATGTAAAGATCAAGACCGCAGAAAATCTCGACATCTTTGCTTCGCAGAATATGGACTTTGTTTACAGTTCCCATCTTCTCGAACACATGGAAGACCCGGAAAAAGCTCTCAGGGAATGGTGGAGAGTTTTAAAACTGAAAGGTTATCTGATTCTCTATCTGCCTCATGAAGATTTGTATCCAAAAGTCGGTGAACCGGGCGCTAATACAGACCACAAGCACAACCTGAACGAAGAAAAAATCATCCAGTGGATGAGCAATATCGGCTTCTGGGATTTGGAAGTCTGCGAAAAGCGGGATCAGGATGATGAATACTCTTTCCTGATGGTGTTCAGAAAGCTCCAAAGAGTCACCAGACGCGACAAACTGATCTACAGCTACAAAGAGACCAAGCCAGAAAAGACAGCCTGTGTCGTTCGCTATGGAGCCTATGGTGACTTAATGATGGCTTCCAGTGTCTGGGCTGGGCTTAAAAAGCAGGGTTATCACGTCACTGTCTTTGCTTCTCCACCCGGTTCCGATGTAATCACTGAAGACCCGAACATAGACAAACTGGTTTTGTTTGATGTTGATCAAGTGCCCAATGGAAATCTGGGAGATTTTTGGGCGGTGCAGAAAAAGAAATACGATAAATGGGTCAATCTTTGTGAGTCGGTGGAAATGACCTTTCTTGCTCTGCCGGGACGTACTCCACATTTCTGGCCGCCTGCGGTGCGTCACAAAATGTTGAACCACAACTATCTGCAACACCATCATGAGTTGGCCGGTATCCCTCACGATCCCCAAGTAAAGTTTTTCCCGACGATTGAGGAAAGACGCTGGGCTGAAGATACTCGACACAAGATGAGAGCGGATTTGGTGGTGATGTGGTCTCTTGCTGGAAGCAGTGTTCACAAAACATGGTCTGGGTTGGACAACATTCTTGCCTCGATCATGCTTCTTCATCCCAATGTGCATGTTGTTCTTGTTGGTGGGCCTGACTGTGTGATTCTTGAAGCAGGCTGGGAAAAAGAACCGCGTGTTCACAAAAAGTCCGGTGTCTGGAAGATGAGAGAAACCATGGCCTTCATGAGTCAGTGCGATCTGATCATTGGCCCTGAGACCGGCGTTTTAAATGCTGCCTCTTGTATGGATGTAAGTAAAGTTTGTCTTCTCTCCCATAGCTCCTATGAAAACCTGACCCGTGACTGGAAAAACACGATTGCGATTGCCAGTGAAAACACGACTTGTCCGGGTCGCGGGACAAATGAGGCTCCTGCCTGTCATCAACTCCACTATGGGTGGGCGAATTGTAAAAAGGATGAAGAAACAGGTACGGCCCAATGCCAAAAAGACATAAGCGTTGAAGAGGTCTGGAACCATGTTGACTGGTGTTTGCAGGCACTGAGCGCGCAAAAAAAGGTAGCCTAAAATGACCACTTCAGGTTCTTTCTCGTTCACGGTAAACCGTGATCAGGTGATCCGTGACGCCATGTTAAACATCGGCAAACTGGATGAAACAGAAAACCCTTCTGCACAAGACATCACCGACTGCAATCTAAAATTAAATATGCTCATCAAACAATGGATGGGCAGAACAGATTTTGCGCCCGGTCTCAAGGTCTATAAACGGAAATGGGGTTATTTGTTTCTGAATAATTCGACCAACAAATACACAGTCGGGCCAAGCGGTACTGGCTGGACAAACTCATTTGTTCGTCCTCTTACGACTGTCACAGCGGCAGCAGGAGCGGGGTCGATTACCGTTGCCAGTGCGACAGGTATTGCGACAAATTATTACATCGGCATCCAGCTTGATTCTGGCGCTTTGTTCTGGACAACTGTAACGAACGTTGTTGGTCTTGTTATCTCATTAACCGCGACTTTGCCAAGTCAATCTTCCAGTGGTTCTCAAGTCTATTGTTACCAGACCATAGCGCAACAACCACTGAATATTGAAACAGTGGTATTGCGTGATCAACAAAACGAAGACACTCCGCTTCGTGTGCTGAGAACAGTACAGGACTATGCAAACCTTCCCAGCAAGACGGACTTGCAGAATATATCCGATCCCACGGCGATCTATTACGAGTTTCAACTGACGAACAGTTTCCTCTATACAGACTGTGCTGCTGCACAGGATGTGACCAAGTACATCGTAATGTCGTTCATGGAACCAGTGCAGGATATGGTGAACCCTGCGGACAACTTCGATTACGCACAGGAATGTTTCTTGGCTATTTCATGGGGTCTCTCAAAACAGATCGCTCCCATGTACAACATGCCGTGGACTCAAAACATGGAGTCCAATTACATGACGGCGGTAATGATTGCTAATCACAAGGACGCCGAAGTAACCACACTCTTCTTCCAACCCGGAGAAGAGTAATGAAACGGATTCAGCTTTTCGGGTCAGGGTCGTTTGCGAACTCTGCGGTGATCAGCAGGCAAAGCAGACTGAATTGTTTCTTTGAACTCCGCAAAGATGGCGATAAGGAAAAGATTGTCATTCGTGGTACGCCGGGAACCGTCACTTTATTGACTTTGCCTACCTCCCCAATAAGGGGTTGGAGAACAGTTAATAATATTCTCTATGTTGTTGCAGGACTCACTCTGTACAAAGTCTTGTCCGACCTGTCCTATACCGCTGTGGGCGCTTTTGATGCGAACTCAACAGGTCTGGTAGGGATTTCAGATAACAATGTCCAACTGTTGATCGTTGATGGATTCGCGGGGTATATCTATACCATCGTTACTGGCACATACGCACAGACTGCACTTAATGCTGCCGGTTCGTTTGGGAAGATCACTGACGCCAATTTTCCTAACGGAACGAATTCAGTCACTTTTCTGGATGGCAGATTGATCGTTGTAAAACCGAATACTCGTCAGTTTTATGTCAGTGAGTATTTTGATGGAACAGGTTGGACGAACTTTCAGGGTCTCCCGACTTTTGCCACAAAAGATAACAACTCCGACTTTTTGATCGCTGTCAGCGCCATGAATGGTGTTCTCACTTTATACGGTGAACAGTCGATTGAATTCTGGCAGAACGTTGGTAGTTCACCTTTACCTTTCGGAAGAATAGTCGGCGCTACACGTAACGTAGGGCTTGCCGCTCGTTACTCTATTGCTTACATAGACGACATTCAGTTATTCCTTGGGCAAAACTTATACGGCGGTTACTCCGAAGTAAACATTCTGCAAGGTTTTAATTTGCAGCGTGTCAGCACGGATGATATTGAACACATCATCGGTAATTTACCCGGCCACGTATGGCATGACGCTATTGCGTTCGGATATATGCTCGACGGGCACAAGATGTTTCAGATTACCTTTCCGTCAGCGAACAAATCTCTTCTTTACGATATTTCATCCGATCTGTGGAGTGAACTTCAGTCTGGTGTTGGTTTAACTGGAAGGCATATCGCAAATCTTGGGATTACTTTCAATTCGCTCAATTTTGCAACTGATGCCACAACCGGAAACATCTATCAGTTGGATGATGAGCTTACTACAGACAACGGAAACCCGATTAAGCGCCAACTGATCACTCGTCACATTGATCAGGGCGGGAATACGTTCAGTATTGATGAACTCTATCTGGACATGGAAACCGGGGGAAATGTTGCCTATGGTCATGCCGGTGGCAGCGTTCAATATGGTCAAGGTCTCGATCCTCAAATCATGCTCCAAGTTTCAAAAGATGGTGGTAGGACTTTCGGTATTGAACGGTGGAAATCCGTGGGAAAACTAGGGCAATACCGAACTCCCCGCGTGATCTGGAACAGACTTGGTTCAGCGAGGGATTTTGTTTTCCAGTTCACCATGACTGATCCGATCTTGTTTGTGGTGATTAATGGGGCGGTGAAAATCAGGCAACAAGAGGGAAGGGATGGATGAAAAAAAAGACTTAGTGCTTCATGAACAAACGGCGCTTATTGATCAATCCATCATTAATGAATTCGCCAAACAATTTACCAGTGAATTTTATCAAATCGCCACTCAAGGCGAACTGGCGATTCGACAAAAAATTCAATCCGTAGCGGACTATTTTTTTTATCTTATCGAAAAAGGTTTCATGAAGGAAAGTGATTGGGAGTCAATCACTACGCATCATTTCGCTCCTTCTATATATATCAGAGAAGTCCGCATTCCCAAAGATCAAATCGTAGTCGGAAAAATTCATAAGCACGATCACTGGAATTACATCTTGAGAGGGAGTGTGACTGTTCTCACTAAAGATGGTGCTACTCGTTACGAAGCTCCAATCCACATGCTTACTACAGCAGGCACGCAACGACTTCTCTATACGCATGAAGACACAGTTTGGGTTGTTGTTCATCCCAATCCTACAGACACACACGATTTAAAAGAAATCGAAGCAGAGCATATTGCAAAAGATTATTCCGATTTCCCGTTACATGAAAAAGAAAAAAAAGATTGAGAGGCTAATATGGCATGGTATGCGGTAGGTGCTGGGGCTGTTTCATTGATTGGCGGGTATATGCAATCAAATGCAGCGCAGAGTGCGGCAGATGCGCAAACGCAAGCGGGACAAGCTGCAATTGCCAGTCAGCAACAGATGCTTGGTCAACAACAGGCTCTAGAGGCTCCCTATCAACAAGGTGGGCTGCAAGCACTTCAACAACTCCTTACAGGAACTGCGCCCGGTGGACAGTTCACCACTCCATTCACAATGGCTGATTCTCCTGCACAGCAATACGCAACTAAAAGTGCTTTGGCTGGGATGCAAAATCAGATGGCGGTTGGCGGACAAGGTTTATCTTCCAATGCGATTGCCGGTGCCGGTCAACTGGCTGGGAATATTGGCGCTCAATATCAAGCCCAAGACTATAGCCAATGGTTAGCTAATCGGCAGCAACAATTTGGGCAACTACAAAATATCGCAGGAATGGGGCAAGCTGCCGCTTCAGGACAAGCTGCAAATATTGGTCAGGCGGGATCGAATATTTCTAATTTACAAACAGGCATAGGTAATGTTCAAGCTGCGGGTCAGGTCGGCTCTGCAAATGCCGTTGGTGGTGCCCTGAATAGTGCGAGTCAGTATTTGATGTTACAGAATATGATGAATAAGCAACAAACCCAAGGAGGGGGCGTCAGTTCTTACACTGACAATCCAAATAACTCTAGTCAATCCGCCATGCTGGCTCAACTTCAGTAACCGGAGAAAATCATGGCACTC